TTCAATTAAAACAATTAATGCTCTCAATATAGATCTTCTTAAATTAAAAAATAAAAGAAGAACTGCCGAAATGAAAATCGAAATATGGAGAACATTAGAAGCATCAAGGAGAAAAGGTAATGTCTGAACTATACACATTTGTTGGTAAAAAAATTAAAGAAGCTAGATTAAATAAACATAAAACTAGAAAAGTAACACAGCAAGAATTAGCAAATGAATTAAAAGTAACCTTTCAACAAGTTCAAAAATATGAAAGAGCTACTAATAAAATTCCATTAGAAAAGCTATTAATTGCATCTATGTTTTTAAATAAACCTCTGTCTTATTTTATACCATTGTATATGCAATATTATAAAAATCCAGAAATAGAATTAACACCTGCTGACACAGATCCAGATGTACAAGAATTTATGGCATCAAAGGCATTTGTTTAAGTCCATAAAAGCATAAGTATCTCCGACTAGTCAATTATGCGAGGTGGGGAAAGCGAGAGTGAGTACCCACTATATATAGTTGACAGCTTCCGAAATATACATATACCTAGTAATTATGGCAAATAAGGCACTAGGTGAACAATTTCATAATCAAGTGATACCGCAATTCGTTGCTTTAAGAAAAGCATTAGGTATATCTCAATTAGAAATGGATGAAATTTTAGGAGTAGCTAAAGGACTTGTATCAAAATGGGAGTGTGGTATAAGAAAACCTAGCGGTTGGTTATTCTGTTGTTGGGCAGAAGCACTTAATGCCGAAATTTTAGTAAAACCAAAAGAGGTAAAAAATGACAGTTAATCCAAATGTAGATCTCAATGGTCTAACCAATGATCCTGTTGTTAATAAAGTTATAGATATAGTTGTTGCTAGACACATAGAAGGTATGAATAAGTTTGGCAAAACTTTAGCTGATAATGAAAGACCAATTAATGAATGGGTAGATGAAACTATCGAAGAATTAATTGATGCTATTCATTATTTAGTAAAAGCTAAAGATATATTTGATAAGTTTAAAGCTGACAACAAAAAATTAAAAGCTGCTCTTGAAGCTTTTGAAAAAGGATCATTCAAAGATGAGGAAAATAAAACAGAAGCCACAAGTTGATTATACACCTTACCACGTAAGGCAACAAGCTTGGCATATGTCTTTATTAAAATTTTACAAAACAATTGAATTTGATGACGACAAGTATGTTGAGTTTGCTAAAAGACTTTTAAATAATAAAATTGATCAAAAGACTTTAACACAACTAGACAAACTAAGAAGAAAACATAATGATCTTGAGAAACAGAAATGGGAACAAATCAAAAGACAAGGAGCAACAAAACTCGGACTTGCCTTTAGAAATGTTATTAAAAAAAGATAAAAAAAAATTAATGGATCATTTAAAGTATATTAAAAAATGGAAAAAAGAAGTACAAAAAGAAATAAGAAAAATAGAAAAACTAAAAACAAAAAGCTTGTAGGCTATTATATAGACTACAATGGAAAGGTAACAAAAATATATGAAAGAAGATTTTGATCGCAAACAAGGTATTGGTGGATCAGATGCTACCAGGATATACAATGGTAATTGGTACGAATTGTATTTAGAAAAAATTGGAGAAAAAGAACCAGATGATTTATCAGATGTACTCCCAGTTCAAATGGGTATTCATACAGAAGACTTCAATATAAACTGGTTTGAAAAACAAACTGGTATTAAAGTTCTTAAGAAACAACTCTTTATAACTTCCAAACAATATCCTTTTTTATACTGCAACATTGATGGTGTCTTAAAAGAAAAAAAAGCATTACTAGAATGTAAACACACAAATGCTTTTAGTAATGAAGTTAAGACAGCAGAAAAATACAAAGCACAAATACAACATTATCTTATGATTTATGGTGCTAAAAAAATGTATCTATCAATATTTTTTGGTAATATGAAATATGGATTAGTAGAAGTTTTACCAGATAAAAACTTTCAAGAAAAGTTACTTGCTGCTGAAGTATTATTTTGGCATCTTGTAACAACTAAAACTCCACCGCCAGATTTTGTAGATTTTAATAATTTCGATCAACAACTAAAGGAACACAATAATGGAAGACAAATTATACCCTTACTCACCAGGCAGTCAACCAGTTGACACTTCAATAGAAGCTGCTGAATTAATTAAAGCAGGTGCAGAAACAATACGTAAAAAAGTATTTGATGTAATAAGTAATAAAGGTAATTTTGGAGCTACTGCTGATGAAATAGCTGATTTATTAGCGTTATCAGCATTTACAGTTAGACCTAGAGTTACTGAGTTATTTAAGCAAGATAAAATTGAACGCAAAGATAAACGTAAAAACTCTAGTGGTAGAGCTGCATATGTTTATGTTGTAAGTAAATCATTTATAAACAATGAATATACAAAGAAAGGAACGTAATGGGTAAACCAATAGACAGTAGAGCATTAGCTATACTTAAAAAATTAAATCTTGATCAGAAAAATGAGCAAGGTGAATATAAAGCATTATGGGATTGCCATGGAACTTGGGTAATGTATCATAGATACATTGAACAAGCAGGTGCAGAAAATGGTATTCTATATGAATATGATGAGATAGAAAAAGATTCTGCAAATGGCGTTGTAGTTGTTAAGTGTACAGCACAAATGGAAAAAGAAAATAAGAAACATCAAGTAATATCTTATGGTGAAGCATCACCTAAGAATACTAAAAATTCTTATCCATATGCAATGGCAGAGAAACGTGCCTATGATAGATGTGTTTTAAAATTATTAGGCTTACATGGTTTTGTTTATTCTGAAGATGAAATGCCAGAAGATAAATTAGAAAAAGGTAGAGCATCTAATAAACTAGCTAGTAATATAAAAATCATAAACCCAAAGGAGTTAAAAAATGATAAATAAAGTAATATTAATTGGTAGGCTTGGCGCTGATCCAGAAATTAAACAAACTAAAAAAGGTGAAAAATTTTGTAATCTTTCTTTAGCTACAAACAAAAAGTTTAAAGATAAAGAAGGCAATTGGGCTGAGAAAACAACTTGGCATAAGATTGTAGTATTTGATCCTAGACTTGCTGAGAATATGGAAAAGTATGCTAAATCCGGTTCTCAATTATATGTTGAAGGTGAATTAGAAACTAGACAATATAAAGATTCTAATGATCAAAACAGAATTGTAACTGAGGTAGTTGTACCTCGATTTACAGGCAGTATTAGATTGGTTGGCGACAAGTCATCTACTAAGACAGCAGGGAATATCCCAGCATCTAGTGGTGATGATTTTGACGATCAATTCTAATAGGTTAAAATAATCTACCTATATGGGCAAGTCCCAAATAAATGATTATTAAATGTGTAGTTAAACTACATCTGTTGTGTGCTGTAGGCGTATGAATAAAAATTTGAATTGAGTGCGCCTACAGTTATAAGCATCGAGTAGTCCAGTACGGTTAAATAGTAATATACGCCTTTCATGGTTTACTCTACTTGGTGCTTATTTTTTTTAGTGAGGTGTCAGCTACCGAATTTCATACTAGATTATATGTATGAAAACTATATTAAGTCTAAAGCAAATCTTTAAAGATAGAAAAGTATCTAATAATGAAGTTGTATATCTTTATGATAACATTGCTGATGCTGTAACTGTAGATCTTCTTAAAGGTAAAAGCATAGACGCAGCTCAAGTTGCTTTAGTATCTAATGTTATGAGTATAGCAAGTAGTTATAAAGGTAAGAAATTTGCTATAGATTTATTACAAGGGGCTTTAGCTGAGCTAGAATCTGACTATTTTGTAGAAACAGGCGGTAAACTGTCATAGAGCCACGTATATAAGCATTAGCTTAATTAGGTATGTTGGTATCAAAATAGGTTAGAATCGCTAAAATTAGTGCTCTTAGAGCGTTTTAAATCATCTTCTTTCATACATTTATAGTGTCCTTTGGTTTTATCAGCAAAAGCTACAAATGATTCTGTATTTACCATATTCTTACCACAATATTTACAGGGACCAATTTCAATTTCAATTTGAACTGGTCTGTTCCAAGATTTCTTTTTCATCTATTCCTAAAAAATATTTTGAATTATATTTAACAGCTCTAGCATCATGTTTTTTTCTAAACTGTGTTTGTTTATTTTTAAATTCTATAGCTTGTTTTTCTGATTCAAATAATACATTAGTAAACATTTCATATTTACCATTTCTATTCCAAATAACACACCACATTATTTATTTATTAATTGATCCATATGATAATATATTCTACCTACTACTTTATCAAAATCTAATAATTCTTGTTGCATCATAGCAACAACAGTTTTTACTTCAATTAATGTAATTAAAACCCAAGTACTTAAACCCATAAGAATTGCTCCAAGCAATCCTATTAATATTGAATTAATTTTTGCTCTTGTCATTTTTTTTATTTTTTGGAAATTTAAAAGTTAATACTTCATCAACTTTTTCAAATTGTTTATCAATCCAATTAAAAAAATTATAAAAAAATTTATCAATCATTTCTTTTTAAATAAATCCATTCCTGGTTTAAGTCCATATATGCTACCGAATATTCCTAATACTAACCATTTGTAAAATTCTGGGAAGTTATTAAAATATTCAAAGAACATATCTAACTTTTGTTTAGCTTGTGGATCTCCACTAAATACACTCCAGGCTAAAACCACTATTGGCAAAACTACAATAATCAAAACTAGCTCATCTTTCCATCCTTGATTATTATTATTCATAACAGCTTTCTGGTATTCAATTTCTCCAGAAGCCATACGAGCCATATAATTTTTTTCTGCTAAAGATTCTAATTGCTGCGCTTCTTTTTTATTTTTATAAATAGCTGCCGCAGTTTTTAATCCAGTAGATAATAAACTAAACCACATTAGTATTTCCAGACGTTAGGTCTTACTACATACTTTTGATCAACATCAACAGTTAACCAATCAAGATGAGTAAATGTTTTAGCTATACCAATACCTGTAGGTTTTGGATCCCAATGTAATGCAAAATCTAATAACTTATATTGTAATTGTGGTGATGTAGATATATCAACTGCCATACCTGTAGTGTGTGGCCCATCTTCACCAGTAGATGAAACTTTATTATTATGTTCTGGGCATCTATATGCCGAATTAATTTTAACACCTTGTTGGATATAATTACGCCACGCCTGGCAAAAGTCTAAAACAATTTCAGAAATTTTTAATTGCTTACAACATTTACAATAAAACTCAGTACTACTAAAGTTAGGATAATTAGTAAATGCAGCGCCATTAGTTATCATATTGTTTTTCAAGCCTATCCATTGATATAAACTGGCTCTCTTGTATATGATTATCCCAGATACCGAGTTCAACAATACCCCAAGACCAACCAGTTAGGTTTAGCTTAGCATAATCCTCAACATGGTTATATGGCAACGCACATCCAACATTTACTACTCTTACATAATTCTTATCTCCAATTTTAGGGGCTTTCCAATCTCTAAATTTATGAGTGTGTCCGAATACAATATCATTAGTAGAATCATTTGCTATCTGTACTTCACAGTTTTTACCACCATATTCTTTACCCATAATATTAAGTGGACAATGAGTAAATGATACACCCCCTATAATTTTAAATTCACCATACTGAGATCTTTTCCAATTTCGTTTATCAAAAGAATCATGTAATTCTTTTTTCATCATACCTGCTATCTCTGGTATGTTTTCTTCAAACTTATAAACTCTTTGTTCATGATTACCAAAAGTAACGTGTCTTGGTATTCTGTCATTATCAATATATTTATCTAATAAATCTATAGAAGATCTTAATGATTCTATATCAACCATAAACGCATCTTTAAGTTTACCAGCTTGTGTATGATTTTTTTGAAAAAAACTTAAACTATCAAAAGAAGCCCAATCACCTATTTGAATTATATAATCTGGTTTTACAGATTTAATATATCTACCAATCCATTCAAATCTATCTTGTTTAATATGAGGAGAATCATGAGCATCTCCAATAACAATTATTCTATGACCTTTAAACACTATCTACTTCCTTACAAACAAACTTAGTAGCTAACTTAATATAATTAATATCATCTATACTTTGTTGTGTAAGAAGTGTTATAGAATAATTATATGCTGCTACAACGCACTCATTCCAATCTTTATACAAAATTGATTTTTGTATTGGAGCTGCACATTCATTTGTTGCAAAAGAACACACCCATATGATTAGGGCATATTTCATTTAAAATTTAAATAGCCTATAATTGTTGCTGCTAGTCCACCTAAAAATACTAATACAGCTACTATTCCTTTTCCTTTAGATACACTATCAGATAATGAATCTACTTTTTTTTCTAATCTTTGAATTGAATCTATAAGATTCTTCATTCTTTCTGCGCATAATTTTTCATGTGAAGAAAGTCTAATACCAACACTTTGTTCAGCAAGAGAAGATATAGTTTTCTTTTTTCTAGGCATTATTCACTTGGTGGATTATCTATTACCACACCACCATCTGCTATCCACTCTTGTATTGCTTGGTAATCTGAGTTTGCTTCGTCTAGTGGTACAGATAATTGTACATTAGAATTTTCGTAAGTTACTTGGTAACTGCAAAATTCTCCATTATAATAATTTTTTGTAACTGTATTAATCATAATTATAACTCCGCATTTAAAGTTAATCTTGCATTTATATTTGTTGTTCTTATAATTTGATAAGAATTAGCTGTTGCACCAGATATACCTAAATCTAAATTTACATAATCAGAACTAGAGTTAGCAGTAACTAATGAAAAACTTACTAAGTTTGCTGTAGTAAATGGAGAAAGTTGAAGATAATTAAAATCAGCAACAGCACTTACGGAAGCTGATGGTGTTGCTCTAAATTTGACAAGTGGTTTTAAAGTAGCCACCATTCCAGTAGCACTACTTGCCGCTCCAACTGCAACACTTTGTGTAGCTTGGTCTCCGCCATATACTTGACAATACCTTTGACACCTCTGTAAATTCACATCATAAGGCAAGAACTCAAAATCAGATGCAGTTGTTCCTGCTTCTAATTGTACTCCTGTGATGTACCATTCGTTAGCTGTGTCATCTGCAAGGTTTACTTGACCTACGGCTACATTAGCTGCTACTCTTGTATTCCAAGATGTGTTTAAAGTGCCAGATGTAAAATTTGTTCCAGCAGATAGCCACATAGCTAAAACTAAAGCACCAGTATTATCATTAGGTAAAATTCCTGTAGTATCTCCTTCAAAAGTAATTGTTTTCTTTTCCCAAGTATTAGATACATTTACAGTATAAGATTTAGATATATTCCTAGAGAAGCTTCCATCTCTAAGTTCAACAATATATGTTCCTGTTTTATTTGTTTTAACCCAAAAACTTAATGTTAAATTTTGAGCATTAGCAGTTCCATATTTTAAATACTGTAAATTTTGTCCTTCAAATCTTTGTTGAAATGAAAAATTAGAACTAGCACTTAAACTAGCATTAGCAGTAGTGCAATCTAATTTAGTTGAATATGCAAAACCTTGACCCGTTGGTACATTTGTATCTTGTGATATAGTCCAAGTTCCTGAAGTACCTAAATTCATAAACCATCTATCAATTGTATAATTATTTGAAGTTATAGAAGCTGTAGAAGTTCCTCTCTGAGCAATACTCATATCACCATTGATGATGATGTTTCTGTATGGTTGATGAACAGAAGCACCTTTAGTTATATAATTAGTTCTATCTTCAAATGCCATTGAACCTAAGTCAGCATTAGTAGGTACTT